TGTCTTAACTCTCTCCAAGTTTTTCTACACTTTAGATTAAACAAATCCCTAGTTGACGCTAGGGATTTTTTTATGTCAGTAATTTTTAGTATATTATTCTATGGCAGAGTTTACATTACAAGGAGAAATATCAATAGGAGGAACTATTTTACACACAGGTGCAACAAATGGATCTAAGATAATTACAATGAGATTTTCTAATCCTATTGCATATACTTTACAATTATTTAGTTATCAAAGTTCTACTGCTAGCACAGTGCAAATATTTAATTTTAATTTAGATGCCGGAGATGTAGTAACAGATGACCTTTTATATTTATTACAAGAAGGAGATTACTTAGAAGTGTTTACAAATGTTGCAGGTACAGAATATTATATATATGGTTTAGATAATTAATATATGCAACTAGTAGACAAAGATGGCAATATATTTGGCAATGGTATAGAAATAACCGGACCAGATGGCAAACCTAAAACAACAGGTGGTGGTGGTGGTAGTGTCTCTTATGAACGCAGAAGTGATTTTGTAAATCCTTATCAATACTCAGGCACAGCCGTAGTAGGTACATTAGAAAGCTCACCTACATGGACAATAAAAAGAATTAACTTTACAACTCCAGGTTCACCAATTACACAAACAGCAATAGGTGCATGGACAAATAGATTATCATTAATATATATATAATATGAAATACTCAATAATAATTAATTCTATTGACTTAGGTTATGCTTTAATTTTAAAAGTTTCTGATAGTGAAAATGTTGAAATAAAATCTGAAGTATATAGTGGATTAACACTTGAAGAATGTATTGACTTACAGTCAAAATTTATAGAAGATTATGGCAATTAAACACGCAGTAGCAACAGGACTTTGGAGTGCAACAGCTACATGGAATGGTGGGGTTATACCTATTGCAGGAGATGATGTATATGCAAATGGTTTTGTTGTTACTATAAATCAAAATATTACTGTTGCTAAAATATCTACAGAAATATGTCCAACAACATTATTACCAGGTGGTCAATTTATTGTAAATGCAACTAGAACACTTGTTTGTAATGTCGTAGCAGGGACTACCCTTTGTTTAAATCAATCACTATCAAATACTACATTAACATTAATTGGTAATATTAATGGAGGAACTGCTATAAATGCTTATGGATTATCTATAAATTGTCAAAGTAACGGTTCATTGACATCATTAAATATGACAGGAGATATTACTGCAGGTACTGCTTCTGGTTGTCATGGGGTTCTTCAAAGTTGGACAGGCGGTGTTGCACAAAATATGTCAATTAATTTAACAGGTAATGTATACTCTTCCGCAACATCAAACGGCATTGCAGCTTCAACAACTGCAGCTCACCAAATGACTGTGTTTACATTAGTAGGTAATTTATACTCATCAGTAGTGCCAGCCGTTGGAGGATTTACTGTTAACGCTACAATTACAGGTAGTATAATTGCAAGTAGTACGGCTGCTACAATAAGCCCACTTAATTCTAGTAGTACATTAGTAATATCGGGGTTTATAACACAGGTTAGTGATTTATTAGCCCATACATTTAATAGAGTTAAAATAAAACAAGGAGGTACTTTAGTCACTAATTACATTGAAAATGTTACTAATGCTTCTATCACATTAAGAACTCCAATAGCAGGAGGTAATTATCCAGTAGTAACAAATGTTAGAAATTCTACGGTATACGGAAGTGTTAATGAATTTACAGGAACTCTAGCAGTACCACCCGCAAGCTCAGTAGCAGTAGCTGTGCCTGTTGATAATACAGTTGGAACTGCAATAATATCAATAACTGACATGGGTGCTTTATTAGCTTCATATAATGTGTAATTAATTTTGTTATATAAACTATTTTTTGTATATTATAGTATATAAATATTATAACTTATAAAATCATGGATATTCTAAATTTCATCTCTTGGATCAAAGGAGGTCGCATAGTAACTACTGTAGATGCAACACAAACATTATTACCTGTTGGTCTTAAAGACAATAGAAGAGATGATGGATATCTTGCTGGTGGTATTACTGCACAAGATTTTATTACTCAAGTAGCAGGTGTTATACCACAAGGTGCGCAAGGACCAATGGGTCCACAAGGTGTTGCTGGTCCTGTAGGTCCTGCTGGTTTAAACTGGCAAGGTGCATGGTCTGCTTTAGGAACATATGTTATTGATGATGCAGTAGGTTATGGTGGAGCATCATGGTTCTGTATTGCAAATGTAGGTCCAACTGCAACAACTCCAAATGCTGACCCTACTAAATGGGCATTACTTGCATCTCAAGGTTCTCCTGGAGCACAAGGAATCCAAGGTATTCAAGGACCACAAGGTCCAGCTGGTTCAGGTGGTGGTGGAAGTCTTCCATTAGGAACTGCAGTAGGTAATACTTTATGGTGGAATGGTACACAATGGCAAGCAAATTCTGCATTATATAATAATAATGGTAGAATTGGTATCAATGTTAATAATTTAGGTAATAATGCTCTTAGAACTGCACAAAGTATAGTTGGTGGTATTTCTCCAGGAATTACACAAGCTCAAGGAGTACTTGGACTTGGTATTTCTAATAATATAAACACACCGTATGCAACTCTTCAATATGGAGTAAATGGAACTAATGTGAATCCTGTATTTGATAATGCTGCATATTTTACTCATAATGGTAACTACAATATTAAATTTGCTACTCAACTTCAAGAAAGATTAATTATTCAAGGTAATGGTCAAGTTACTGTAGGAGCTACAATGGCTACAAATTCAGATGTAAATTTTGTTGTAAAAACTTCTAATATGGAATTAGAAGGTAATGATGCAGGTTTAATTCTTAATTCACCTAGTGGTAATAGATTTAAAATTGCTATCAGTGACTTAGGAGTTTTAAATATTACAGTTGCATAATAATTTAAAATACATATACAATGTTAAATAACTTATCAAATTTTTGGAATATCATCACAGGTAGGATGATAAAAAAAATAGCTGAACCAAGTGACTTAATACCATTAGGTACAAGAGATAGTAGATATGGTGGTAATTATAAACCTACTGCTATATCTATAGCTGATTTTATTGCACAACTTAATATACAACCTGATGTAACAGTAGTAGGTCTTTCTATCTGGGCAAATGGTTTTAGAGTTATAGGTTGTATAGATGAAGATATCTTATTACCAGATAATGCAAACTTAGAATATACAAGTCCATTAACAATGTGTGCAGGTAGAACTTTAACTATTCCTGCAGGAACAACTTTAACAATAGTACCTTAATATAACTTAAAAACAAGATTATGCCAGCTTATTTAAATGTAGATATAATTAATCCTTCAGCAACTACAGATGTTATTGTAAACGGAGCTCCTGTAAAATGGAATCCAACAACATCATCTTTGGCAATAGGAAATCAAGTATTAACATATAATACCGCAAATTACCAAACAGGAATTGGATTTAATTCATTACAATATTCAACTGGTGGTGGAAATGTAGCTTTAGGTTTTCAACCGTTAAGAGATAACACAACTGGTCTTACTAATACTGGAGTAGGAAATTTTGCTTTAGCTTATAATACAACTGGAAATAGTAATGTTGCTGTTGGACATAACACTTTACAGAATAATACCACAGGATACAACAATGTTGCTATTGGATTTAATACAGCCCCACTTGCTTTAGCAGGAGGAGCAAATGTATTTGTTGGAAGTAATTCTGGACAATTTTTTGTATCTGGATTAAATAATATTTGTATAGGTACTAATTCAGCTACAGCAACTACATCAACTAGTGATTCTATTACATTAGGTAATTCTAGTCATACTGTTTTAAGATGTGCTGTAACATCTATCACATCTCTTTCAGATGCGAGAGATAAAGAAGATGTTGTTGAATTAGCAGCAGGTTTAGAATTTGTTAATGAACTTAACCCAGTATCTTTTGTATGGAATGACAGAGAGGAAACTGGTAAGCATGGTGTAAAAGACTTTGGTTTTATTGCACAAGACTTAAAAGCTACTCAAGAAAAACATGATATGGCTGAAACATTAGGTTTAGTATATGAAGAAAATCCAGAAAAACTTGAAGCAAGCTACGGTAAATTAATTCCTATTCTAGTTAAAGCTATTAAAGAATTATCTGCTAAAGTAGAAGCATTAGAATCTAAAAAGAAAAAATAATATTAAATAAAATTATTATGAGTACAATTAACGTAGATATAGTAGATCCATCAACAGGTCCTAGTGTTACAGTAAATGGAATAATAGTAAGTTCTTATGCTGGTAGCAACTTCAACATAGGTTCTCTTCAGACAGCAATGACTGTAGGAGCTAATAACAATACTTCTGTAGGTAGTTCAGCAGGAGCTAATATTACCACTGGTTATCAAAATACTGCATTAGGTACGAGTTCACTTTCTTCTTGTACTACAGGACATGATAACACTGCTATTGGTGGCTCATTACAGTTTCTTACTACTGGAAATAGTAATGTAGGTATAGGTTCTTTTGCTTTAAGTTCAGCTACAGTTGGAAATAATAGTATAGCTATTGGATATGAATCTTTAAAAGTTTATACTGGATTTCCTGGTCAAACAGCAATTGGTTTTGGTGCTTTAAAAAGTACTGTAACTGGTATTCAGAACACTGCAGTTGGGCTTTCATCTTTAGGTTTAGCAACTGGGTCAAGTAATACATCAGTTGGACATCAATCTTTAGTAACACTAACTTCTGGAAATAATAATACAGCATTAGGAACTACAGCAGGTTATTTATTTAACTCGGGGAGTAATAATACTTTTGTTGGAAATCAAGCAGGATATAACTTTACGTCAGGAACTGATAATGTACTTTTAGGTTTTGCTAATTCATCTACTGCTTCATTACAGACAGGAAATAATAATATATTAATTGGTGCTGGAGCATGTTATCCATCTACACCAAATGTTAGTAATGAAATTACTTTTGGTAACTCAAGTAATACAGTACTTAGATGTGCAGTTACTTCTATTACATCTTTATCTGATGCTAGAGACAAAAAAGAAATTACTGAACTACCAGTAGGTCTTGAATTTATAGAAGGTTTAAAACCAGTATCTTTTACATGGGATGATAGAGCAGAAGAAGGAAAACATGATGTTAAAGATTTTGGATTTATAGCACAAGATTTAAAGAAGTCTCAAGAAGATGCAGAATTATCTGATGTACTTAAATTAGTATATGAAGAAAATCCTGAGAAGTTAGAAGCTAGTTATGGTAAACTTATACCAATATTAGTTAAAGCAATACAAGAATTATCAATAGAAGTTAAACAATTAAAAAATAAATAATGGATATCTTAAATTTTATTTCCTGGATCAAAGCTGGTAACTATAGAGCCACACTTCCAACAGACACAGTTAGTTTACTTGCAGTAGGTGCAAAAGATCCTTCACGCGATGATGGTTATCTTTCACTAGCAGTTAATGCTGCTCCTTTACAAGCATTATATGATACAGCTAATGTAACTCAGTTAACAGCAATAAGTACAGCTGTTACAGTTGATGCACATAATGGAATTATTACTACAGTATCAAGTACTTTAGCAGGAGGTTCTAATGCAGCATTTACAGTAAATAATTCTAAAGTAACTACAGCATCTAAAATTTTACTTACAGTAAATCATCCAGGAGCTGGAATTCCTGTATTAATTACAGAAGCTGTTGCAAATGGAAGTTTTGCTATTCGTATTTATAATGTTTCAGCAGCAACAGCATTTAATAATACATTAAAGATTTCTTATCTTATACTTGATTAAAGATAATAATATATCATGGATATTCTAAACTTTATTTCTTGGATAAAAGGTAAAAGAGTAGTTACTACTGTTGATCCTAATAGAACATTACTTCCTGTTGGTTTAAAAGATGGTAGAAGAGATGATGATTATTTAGCTGGTGCAATATCTGTTGCTGATTTTATTACACAAATAGGGCCAGGTCAAGTTGGTCCACAAGGACCACAAGGAGTGCAGGGTGTACAAGGTATTCAGGGTAATCAAGGGATTCAAGGTATACAAGGTAATACAGGTGCTCAAGGAACAGCAGGAAACTCTGTAACTATACTTGGTTCTGTTGCAGATTTAGCAGCATTTTTAGTAGGTCCTGGTGCATCTCCTGGTGCAAATATAGGTGATGCATGGATTCTGTTATCAGATGGTAGCTTAATGTCATGGAATGGAACTATATGGTTTGATGCTGGTGATATTCAAGGACCTCCAGGAGCAACTGGTGCTACAGGTGCACAAGGTATACAAGGTAACCAAGGAATACAGGGTGTGCAAGGAATACAAGGAATACAAGGTCCTGCAGGATTACCAGGTTTATTTGCTCAAACTGCAGATAGTATACCTGTTACAGCTACTATAGTTGAATCTTCATTAATAGGAACTGGTGTTGGTACATTAACTGTTCCTGCAAATGGATTTTCTATTGGAGATAGTTTTACTGCATTTTTTGATGGAAAAATTAGTTGTGTTGGAACTGCAACTTTACATATTAAAGTTAAAACTTTAACAGGAGTTTTATTAGCTGATACAGGTATAATTGCAATGGATGCAGCTACAGATCATAATTGGAAATTAGATTTGCAATTTACAATAAGAACATTAGGAACAACAGGAGTAGCTTCTATATCTTCAGGAGGACTATTTGGATATATTAAAAATTCAGGTAATAACTATGAAGGCTATGTATTAAGTAATATTAACAACACAATATTTGATACTACAATAAGCAACACATTGATAGTAACAGCTCAATGGAATACAACCAATGCTGGAAATTCAATATTTTCAAGAAACTTTACACTTACTAAAGTATATTAAACTAATTAAATAAGAAACTATGTCAATAGGAAATACTAAATCATACGGAAATAAAGGAAATAATTTCCCGTGGCAATTACAAATGTTAAAAGGATTACAAGGTATCATTGATGCTTTAACAGTAGGAACTTGTTGTCCACCTGAAGTAAGAACTACTAATATTGTTTCTGCTACAGGAGTAGGTACTGTACCTGCTAATACATATAGTCTTTCTATAGCAAATGTAGGAAATGCAGCAGGAACAGTAGGCGGAGTTTCAGTACCAGCAGGAGTAGTAGTTAACTATAATGCGGAACTAAACAATACTTTAACTGGAATAGCTTATAATGCAACAGGAACTACATTCTTAATTACTTATTTATCTTAAGATGAGCACACAAATATTTACATCCCCGCAAGATAATTGCAAAGTTGATCATACTAAAGTAGCAACATTAGCTAGTAGTTTTGAAACTGTTTTACTTCCATCTAATGATGATGCCTGGGCTTTTATAGGAGGAGATTATAGTTGGATGTCTAATCCTACAACTGTGTATACTGCAGCATTAGGTGGTAATATATTAAATGTTCCATCAAATACTGCAGCTATGGCAATTATACTACCTGTAGATGTAGATGTAAATGATATTATAACTTTACAAGGAGTAGCAAATGGATTTGCAACAGGAGAGGCTAATTGTCAATTCTTAATAGGTGTATCATACGTAAGTTGTGAAGATTTTACTGGTGCTGTTATACCAGAACTTGTTAATGTAAATACATTAATCCCTGCAAAATTATTTCCTAAAATACCACAACAAGAATTTAATGTTTGTTTTTATGTAGAAACAACAGGTGTAACATTACCTGCAGGTACACTATTATATGTTGGAGTAAATTGTCCTACTTTTTATAATCCTCCTGCAAAATGTAGTTTTTCATATACACTTGATATTACTAAATCTTGTGCACCAATATCAGTAATTACAAATGTAAGAATTCAAAACTGTTGTGAACAAGCAGTATTTGAGGTTATAAGTTTAGGTACTCAAAACTTACCAGCATCAGGATCTTTTTCAGATACAGAAGGTAACTGTTGGACAATTATAGAAACAACATCAGATCCTGTAGATACTGTAAGATTTGTTGATAGGCCATATGAGGATTGTGCTGCATGTCTTATAGATAATCCATGTCCAATGAACTTAGTTGTTAAATCATGTTGTGGTGGTCCAGAAGAATCATTTACAGGATCATTACCAGGAATTACTGTAGGTGATACATTTATAGATACTTATGGTTTCTGTTGGGAGGTACTAGAAGAAACATCTGGTCCAATAACTGGACTAGTAATAGTTGATTCAATTACTATTGGAACTTGTGGAACTTGTGTTACTACACCAGGAGCATGTCCTGATATTTACGGATTAATAAGTTGTTGTAGGGAACTACAATTTAAATTATTTACAACACTTGATCTTCTTGGTTCTGGTGTAATTGGTGGAGATACATTTATGGATCAATATGGATTTTGTTGGTCCATATCACCTACACCTCAGCCAGGTAACAATGTTGATGCAGCATTTATTCAAGCAGTAACTAATTATGGTCCTGGTGCATGTATAACATGTCTTCTTGATTTAGATATCTGTGCAGGTACTATAATTTATAAAGTACAAAATTGTTGTTCAGGAGCAATAGAGTATGTTGAATCTAACTTTGGACTTAATGTAAATACTGTTATTGGTATTACAACTACAGCAACACCAACTGAATCAACATGCTATACAGTTCTTGAATGGAATAATACAAGTATTCCAACTATTACTATTGATACTTTTGATGGTATATATGGAGATTGTGAAGAGTGTGGAAGTTGTCCTAACTTTTATATAGCATATGATTGTGCTAAGATATTAGAACCTCAAGTTTTCTATGGTACTATTCTTGGACCACTACCATATTCATTTGTAACTAATGATGGTAATTGTTGGGAAAGTAGAGGTGAAGTAACTTCAGGGCCTGCAACTATTATAGTATCACAAAATACTAAAGATTGTAGAGATTGTTTATTTTCAAGTTTTTATACTGCTGTAGCTTGTGATGGTGTATCACCAAATGAAGTTATATTTGTAGCTGATGCTCAAGTAGGACTAGTTACAGAAGCTGATAATGGTAATTGTTATACTATAACTACTCCAACATTAGGACCTGCTACAATTACTTCTCTTGGTGCTTCTGTTTCAAATTGTGCAGCTTGCGGTGCACCTTAATAAATAATAAATATGAAATACTTAATTATTTTACTTTTATTTTTATCATCATGTTCTCTTGAAAAGAGGCTTGCCAAGTACTGTCCCTTGTGTACTCAAAAGGACAGTACTCAAACAGTTATCCAAGTTAGAGATACTACCATAACTATTCCCGGAGAAACAGTATATGTAGAAGATACACTATACTGTGATTCATTAGGTAATGTAATATCTAAACTTAATGGAGTACTAAGAGATAAAGATGGTAAGTTAATTAGTTTAGAAACTAGACTACAAAATAATGTATATACTACTAAAGCTCAAGTAAGAACTATTTATAAAACTGTAAAAGGTAATACTAAGTATTTTACTAAAGTAGTAACTAAAACATTGAAACCAGTAAAGATAAAGTATATTCCTTGGTGGGTAAACTTCTTAGCTGTAGTGGGGGGAATTGTGCTAATTATTTTATTAATTAATATTATCATAAAGATCATTAGATCTCAAATTCCTTTAACATGAAAACAAATATAATTTTCTTTCTCTCTGCTATGTTCTCTTTCTTTGCTCCTATACAAATGCTTGTATTAATTTTAATGTTTACAATTTTTGTAGATACTGTTGTTAAATTAATATCACTTAATAAAATTGCTCAGGAAACAAATAGAAAATATAAAGATGTATTTAAATCTAAAATATTAAGACTAGGTTATTTACATAAGACTGCTGGTTATTTAGTGATGACAGCAGTTATATTTCCAATTGATTATTATGCCTTAACACCATTTATATCAGCAATGTTAAAGGTTTTTAATTTACAGGCTTTAGTTATAACACCTGCAATATGTACTAATGTTTTATTGGCAATACTTTGTCTTATGGAAGTATCCTCAATAAATGAAAATTGGTTTGACATATCAAAAAATAATGTACTTACAAGTGTTTCAAATAGCTTTAATAAAATAAGAAAAAACATTAAGAGTGTAAGCAGTGCATACAAAGAAACTAAAGATGATATATTATGAAATTAGACATAAGTAAAATAGTTCAGCATAGATTAAAGTCTACTCAGTTCATGGAAGTTAAACATGAAAAGAAACAGATTTATTTACATCACACAGCCGGTGGACCTGATGCAGTAGCAGTAGCTAAGTATTTTGATACTAAACCTGAAAGAGTTGCTACAGCTTTTATTATAGGAGCAAATGGTACAATAGTACAATGCTTTAGTTCTAAAGACTGGGCATATCATTTAGGTCTAAAAGAAACTATTTTTAAATCTAGCAAAGTTCCTTACTTATCTTTAGATCCTATTAGTGTAGGTATTGAAGTATGCAACTGGGGACCACTATCTTTTAAAAATGGAAAGTACTATAACTATGTAGGAGGAGTAGTTAATCCTTCTAATGTTACTACTTTAGAAGCACCTTTTAAAGGTTACAAGCATTGGTTCTCATATACAGATGCTCAGATAGAATCATTAAGACAACTAGTAGAATATCTTTGTGAAACTTATGATATACCTAAAGACTACAATGAATCTATATGGAATATAGATGTAGAAGCATTAAAAGGAAACAAAGGAATATTCACACACAACTCAGTAAGAAAAGACAAGACAGATATGTATCCATGTCCAAGAGTAATTGAGATGTTAAAAAACTTATAATTATGAAATTTAGAAACAGCTGGAGATCAGCAACAAAACAATGGGATAAGTTAATGATTAGATTAAGAATCTCTTCATTAGATATTCTAACAGTAGAGATAGATATCTCTAGAGACTTTTATTTATTAACAGTAATGAACTTTACATTTAAAAACAGATAATTATGAAAGATGACAAAAATCAGATCATTAGATCTATGAAAAGTTATGGTGTTGGTGGTGCTGCTGACACTTCATGTATGGAAGAATACACTGATGCTTCCGGAAAGAAAAGAAAAAGAAGAAAAAGTGGATGTGGAAAAGTAACTAAATTTAGAACATCATCTGGAAGTAGTGGTAATGGTGGTGGTGCATTAAGTGCATTATTAGGTATTGGTGCAGGTGTTGGTGCAGGACTTGGTCTTAAAAAAATGTTAAAAAAAGAAAAAGTAGGTGGACCAGTTAAAAAGAAAATGCAGTTAGGTGGATCTATGGGAAGAAATCCAAATACAGGAGCTAAGTGTATAAAAAACCCAAAGCGTCCTCTTGCTGATGGTATAGGTGGAAATAAATTAGGTTCAAACATTAAAGACATGTTTACACAAAAGAATAGACCTAGTTCTAGATCAAAAAAGCTTAGATCTTAATTAAGCTTCTCTACATATAGAAATCCAGGTAACTTAAATTATCTGGATTTTTTTATTTAAATATATTTGATTTAAACTTATTATGTATATATTTGTTTAAACTTAAAAAATATAGTAATGGAAAACCAACAAGAAAACCAAGACATGGAGAACTTATCTCCAGAAGAATTAGCTGCTAGAAAAGAACAAATGCTACAGTTTTATACTGAGTCACTTAGATATCTAGAAGCTCAATTAAAGTATGAAGTAGTTCTTACTGATATTGATGAGTGCAGATTTAAAAGAGCACAGATACAAGTTCAGTATGCAATGATGATGGAAAGTACTCAGAATCCAAATCCAAATGGTGGTGTATTAGATGAAGATGATGAATCTGAAATGCCACAAGAAGGAAGAGTTAATCCAGAAACAGTAAGTAGAAAGCTTAAAAAACAGTAATTATGGCTCTGGTAAACCAAGTACAGAAGCGTGTTAAAATGCCTAAATGGGATGTTGTAAAGTTTCAGATTCTTACACACTGCTATATTAATCATATAACAATGAGTGAATCAGATTTAAACTGTCTTACTTTACTTAGTTTTAATGAACCACTTGAGCTTACACATTTTTGTTATGATGCTTCTGCAGATGAGGAATGGATATTTAAGTCTCCACAAACTGTAAGAAATTGTATTAATAAAGCTGAGAAAAATGGATTAGTAATAAAAGATACTGATAATAAAAAACTTATTAAACTAAATCCAATACTGAAAATACAGACTAAAGGCACAGTACTTCTTGATTATAAATTTTTAGGCAATGATACCCAAGAAAGCAAATAAATTATATATCAGTGTTGCTGAAGAATTAAACCTAAATGAATCTCTTATAGAAACTTTTATAGACTATTACTATAAACAAGTAAGAGAACATTTAACAACTTTAAAATACCAAAGAATAAACATCACAGGGTTGGGACATTTTGTAGTTAAAAAAGGATTAGTAAAAATACATATACCAAGAATTACTAAATCTTTAGAGAATCATGATACCTCAACCTTTGGTGCATTCTTTAATAAGAAAGGTATGGAGTTAAAGCTTGAACAACTTATACAGTTAGAAGAACAGATTAATAATGAAGCAAATAGAAAAGTAAACTTTTTAAAGACTAAACATGAAGAATATACTAAAGATAATATGGGATAATAAAACTCAGATAATGGAGGGTATTAAGAATGCAGTACTTAGAGATGAATTTGTTGAAGATGTTGCAAGATTAAGACATGATGTATGTGATAGTTGTCCTAGTAAAGGAAAGAAATGTGCAGTTAAAGGAACAGGTCCATGTTGTAATGAATGTGGTTGTTCATTAGCATTTAAAACTAGATCACTTTCATCTGAATGTCCTTTAGGTAAATGGTCAGCATTAGTAACAGATGAAGAAGAAGATAAATTAGATGAATTATGAGTATAGTATTTCAAGCATCAGATCATACTTATAAAAGTATAGATAGTTCAGAAGGTATAAATTGGGTGAGTGTAACCACTTTAGTTTCTAACTTTAAAAAATCTTTTGACTCAAAATCAGTTGCAGAAAAAGTCTCAAAAAATAAAAAATCTAAATGGTATGGTATAGAACCAAAAGCTGTGCAAGCTATATGGAATGCAGAGTCTGATAGAGCAATGACTCTTGGTACATTCTATCATAACCAAAGAGAAGCTGACTTATGTTCTTTAGCTTCAATAGAAAGAGAAGGTATAACAGTTCCTATATTTGTTCCTAGTGGTGAGAACAATGGAATAAGATTTGCACCATCACAAAAATTAGATCCGGGAGTATATCCAGAACATATGGTATATCTTAAATCTGCAGGTTTATGTGGTCAATCAGATTTAGTTGAAGTAATCAATGGTAAAATAAATATCATAGATTATAAGACTAATAAAGAAATTAAAACTGAGTCATATAAAAACTGGGAAGGTATATCAGATAAAATGAGTGCACCCATATCTTCATTAGATGATTGTAACTTTAATCACTATGCATTACAGTTAAGTATTTACATGTATATTATACTTAAACACAACCCAAAGTTAAAACCTGGGTATATGCATATACATCATATTCTATTTGAAGAAGAAGGTAAAGATGAATATGGTTATCCTATTACTAGTTATAATAGTAATGGTGACCCAATAGTAAAAGAAGTAGTAGTATTAAAAGTGCCCTATCTATATGATGAGGTTATTGCAATTATTAACTATATTAAAGATAACCCAATTAAAAAGAAATAATATGTTAGTAAGACTATTTGATGTACAAAATGGTATTGTAGTACCTACAGAGCACTGTTATACACTGAAGGCTTTAAAAGATGTTATGGATAATTATCCAGAAGATTATTTAAAGATATACTTGTACCTTTTTTATATGACATGTCCTAACCCAGATATGAATCCATTTTTCTATACACCTGATATGGATAAAGAATATTTAATCATGAAGGAAATAGATGGAGACTTTTCATTAGAGGATGATGATATACATGTTGCTTTGCAATTTTGTCAAAGAATGTATGAGACACCAACATCAAGAGCTTATAAAGGTATTTCATCTATGTTAGATAGATTAGGAAGATATATGGAAAACACTGCCATTACAGATGGTAGAGATGGTAACATTAATTCTATAGTTGCTGCAGCTAAAAACTTTGACCAGATTAGAGCATCATTTAAAGGAGTATATAAAGATCTACAAGAAGAACAGCAAAGTAAAGTTAGAGGCGGTCAAGGTCTTGCATATGACAGTTAATTATGGATGATATTTATAAAGATATTCCTACATGGGATAATGGTACATGGACAACAACATCTTTTGAGTCAAGAGATGAATGGAGAGACTTTCTATTTTCCTTATTTAGAGAACCTGGTAAATATGAATTCAATGAAGTAACTAATGATATATTTATTGCTGAGTCTAGAAAGTTTAGAGAAACTAAAGTATATTGTGCTGCACCATTTAAATCTAAAGACTTTGTTAATTACTGGGATGACCAGAAGAATAAATGCAGACTAGGAGTATTAGTTAAGTCAGATAATAAAATATGGTATCTTACCAGAGACTATTATATGTGGTTGAACTTCTTACCAATCTTTGATAAGGAACAACAAAAGTTTGACTTTGCTCAGATAAGAGATGCACAATATCATATGGCATTATATGAAGTACTTGCAGAGTTATTTTATTTACATGCCGCTATACTAAAGAAAAGACAGATTGCATCTAGTTATTTTCATGCAGGTAAATTAATTAATCAGTTATGGTTTGAGGCCGGAGTCACACTTAAAATGGGAGCCAGTCTTAAAGATTACATTAATGAGAAAGGCACATGGAAATTTCTTAATGAATATGCTGCATTCTTAAATGAACATACCGCATGGTATAGACCTATGTCTCCAGATAAAGTAATGATGTGGCAACAAAAAATTGAAGTAAGAAAAGGAGATAGAAAAGCTGAAGTAGGATTAAAAGGAACATTACAAGGAATGTCTTTTGATAAAGATCCAACAAATGGAGTAGGGGGTCCAGTTAAATACTTCTTTCATGAGGAAGCAGGTATTGCTCCTAAGATGAATACAACATTTGGATACATTAAACCTGCCCTTAAATCAGGTATGATTACTACAGGATTATTTATAGCAGCAGGATCTGTGGGTGATTTAGATCAGTGTGAACCATTAAAGAAAATGATTCTAGATCCAGAAGCAAATGATATATACTCTGTAGAAACAGATTTACTAGATGAACAAGGTACTTTAGGTAAGTCAGGTTTATTTATTCCTGAACAGTGGTCAATGCCACCTTACATAGATGATTATGGTAATTCACTTGTAGAAGATGCATTACAAGCATTAGATGACTATTTTGAAAAAATAAAAAAATCTATGGATCCTGAGGATTATCAGTTAGAGATATCTCAGCATCCTAGAAATATTGCAGAAGCATTTAAGCATAGAAAAATATCTAAGTTTCCATCACATCTTGTTACTGCACAGATAAGAAGAATAGAAGATAAAGAATACTCATATGAGTACTTAGATATATTTAGAGATGAAACAGGAAAAGTAAAAGTTAAGGATAGTAATAAGTTACCAATATCTGAATTCCCAATAAGTAAAAAGACTGAAGATAAAACTGGTTGTTTAGTTGTATGGGAAAGACCAATTAAAGACCCAACCTTTGGACAGTATTATGCATCCATTGACCCTGTAGCGGAAGGAAAAACTACTACTAGTGATTCATTATGTTCTATCTATGTAATGAAAGCTCCAGTAGAAGTAACTAAACATACATTAGGAGATTCAGAAACATATATAGAACAAGATAAAATAGTAGCTGCATGGTGTGGTAGATTTGATGACCTTAATAAAACTCACCAGAGACTAGAGTTAATTATAGAATGGTATAATGCATGGACAGTAATAGAGAATAACATCTCATTGTTTATCCAGTATATGATATCTAAAAAGAAACAAAGATATCTGGTACCTAAGAGTCAGATTATGTTCTTAAAAGATTTAGGTGCAAATGCTAACGTCTTCCAGGAGTATGGTTGGAGAAACACCGGAGTATTATTTAAACACCATCTTCTTAGTTATGTCATAGAGTATACTAAAGAAGAACTAGATACTGAAACAAAATCTGATGGTACTATAGTAAAGACTACATATGGTGTAGAAAGAATACCAGATATCATGTTACTAAAAGAAATGCATGCATATACAGATGGACTTAACGTGGATAGACTTGTTGCATTTTCTGCAATGGTTGCATTTATGAGAATACAACAAGCAAACAGAGGTTATGCTAAAAGAGTAATAATGGATGATGCAAGCAAAAACTTGCAAAAGTCAGAAAATTTGTTTAAATTAAATAGTAGTCCGTTTAGGCATATGGGTAAAGCTCATTATAAAAATGGACAAGGGGTTAAAAGATCTCCTTTTAAAAATTATAAATAAAAATTATGCAAGTATATAATGCAATGCAGCTCAAAAAAGGAGCAAAAGTACAACATAATAGGATGGGTAGTATTACTCAACCTTTGCAGTTTTTATCTAGTAAAGACAAAGATGAAGAATGGGCGGCATGGAATTTAGACTGGCTAGAGTGGAATGGTTTAAAACAAATCCGCAGGAATGCAAGAAAGTTAATGAAGAATTATAAACTTGCAAAAGGTGTTATAGATAAATCTGATTATATAGTTGAAGATGATAATGACTACAGAGATATAGTTGAGACATTAACAAAAGAAGATGTGTCAGCTTTAGAATTAAAGTTTTACCCTATTATACCAAATGTTGTTAATGTATTGGTTGCTGAGTTTGCTAAAAGATCTACTAAATTAACTTACCGTGCTGTTGATGAGTATTCATACAATGACATGATGGAGCAAAAAAGAACAGCTGTTGAAGAAGTTTTATTAGCTGATGCTCAAGTAAAACTTGCCGCTGCTTTAATGGAGCAAGGATTAGATCCGGAATCAGAAGAAGCACAACAACAATTATCACCAGAAAATCTTAAAACATTACCAGAGATAGAACAATTCTTTAAAAAGGATTATAGATCTATGGCAGAGCAATGGGCTTCTCATCAACATAAAGTAGATGTAGAAAGATTTAAAATGGATGAACTAGAAGAAAGAGGCTTTAGAGATATGCTAATTACTGATAGAGAGTTCTGGCATTTTAAAATGATGGAGGATGATTATGAAGTAGAACTATGGAATCCACCAATTACATTCTATCATAAATCTCCAGATGCAAGATATATATCTCAAGGTAACTGGGTAGGTAAAACAGATATGATGACTGTGTCAGATGTAATTGATAGATATGGTTATATCTTAACACAAGATCAGTTAGAAGCTTTAGAAAATGTATACCCAATTAGATCAGCTGGATATAACATTGGTGGTCAACAAAATGATGGTTCATTTTATGATGCAACTAAATCTCATGAGTGGAATGTTAACATGCCTTCATTAGCTTATAGACAATATACCTCATTAGCTGCAGGAACTGTAACAAATGGTGGTGATATTATTGCAAGTATAATGTCAGAAGGAGAAGATTACTATGACTTTGGAACTGCATACTTATTAAGAGTAACTACAGGTTATTGGAAATCACAAAGAAAGGTAGGTCACTTAACTAAGATATCTGAAAATGGTGAAATAATAAATGAGATCATCACAGAAGATTATAAAGTAGAAGATAAACCTATCTATGATACAAGACTATTTAAAAACAAAAACAAGGATAACTTAAT